TACTAATTATATACGTATATAAAGATAAAGGGGGCCTAAGCCCCCTTAATGGCAATCTAACTAGTTTTATTGTTAACCAGCACCAGTTACAAAGGTTCCTAGTGTTCTTCCTACTGGTGTTCCTACGCCTGTTCCGTTTGGTGATTGTACAGCGTTGTCGTACTGAATAGTTAGTGTAACTGTAACTGGTTCATTGTTGGCGTATGCTAATGTGTTATAGTTTGCTTCGCTAACATAGCAGCCGTATACTTCCCATGTTTCAAGTACATTCGGAGTTAAAGCACCGTTGCCGCCATCTAGAATTTCTATTCTTGTTAAGAATTTGTAATCTTGACCGCTTGCAGCAGCAGCTTGTTCCATAAAGTCAAATTGCTTTTGTAGTTGTTCGCCTACTAGTTTTTGTACGTTGTTGTTTACATCTTCGCGTAGGTTTAGTGTGAGTGGGTTCCATGTGTGTTTGCCAGCTAGATTAACCTTTGAGTTATACACCGGAATTTCGATGTTTTCAAAACTTATCTGAGGTCTAGTAACATCCACAACTTGTTTTGTAAGTTCAGTAGTTGGAGTTGATACACCAAAATTCTCTAATGATACTCTAAAACGATATTGTAGTTTAGGCATTAAAAGGCCTTGAGAACTAGCACTATCGTTGGTTGCTAATGGAACCGAAATTTTGCTTAATGATGAGATTGCCATATAATAAACTCCTTATCACAAGTATTTATCATTTATAGGGGGAGTTTAGTCCCCCCTATAAAATAACTTATAAACCTGCGATTTCTCCTGTGTTCTTCAAGCGTAACGGAATGTAAATAAATTCAATTGCTTTTACTGGTTCAATTGCAATATCTACATACAACTCGTTTCTATCTATTCTGTTTGGTGTGTTGTTTGATTCGTCACACACTACTAGATAGTCATAAATTGCTCTTAGTCCGATTAGCTCAACTAGTAAACTTTCAACTTGCTGTTTAATTTCGTCACGTGTGATTTTATCATTCGGTTCGAATATGTATGGTTTTGCAAGTGTTTTAAGTTGACTGCGTAAGTAAATTACTAGTCTTGCAACGTTAATTCTGTCAAGCGCACTTGCATTTCTTGCACGAGTCTTTTGACCAAATACTACCAATCCTGCTCCATTTAGGAATGTAATTGGGTTTACATTTGATTGATATAGTGTATCTCTTTGACCTTCATTTAGTGCAATACTTACAAATTCACCTTCTGCATTAATATAACCTGTTGCAGATGCGTTGGTTACTCCGCCACGTCTTGTACCAGCAGGTGCAAACCATGGATAAGCAACTTGATCGTTAAGTGCTATAGTGCGTAGTACCATGTGTGATGCTGGAACAACAATGTTATTTCCTGCATTATCCGATGTAAATCCGCTCGGATAGTATACACCTAGATATTCGTCACGACTTACAAGACCGATATCGTTATCTTCAACTGCTAAGTTAACGTTGGTTGCCCAGTTGCTGATTGCAGTTGTTGTTGGTTGTAGTCTCATTGGGCTATCACCTACTACAAATGCTGTTAGTCCGCGATCGTAGTTTAGACTAATCATTTCACCAATTAGTTCTGGATATCCTGGTGTTGCAATTAAGTTAAATAATCTTGTTTCGTCATCACGAGCTTCATCATTGTTGTTAACTGATGCTTGTAGTTTTTGTACAACTACTTTGCGTTGAGCAACACGACCAAACGCTCCTGATCCGTCTTCGTTATTAGCAGATTCGGTTACCCAACGGTGTGGATAGTAACCGGCCATTGACTGATCACTGAATCTAGTATTCTCAGCGTCAATATCAATATAGTCGCGGGCAAATCGTTTTACGTTAAACCCACTTCTGCGTAAATTCCACAGTAGCATACCTTTTGGATATAATGCAGGATCTGGTGCATCTGGGTCTAAGTAGTTGCTAGTTAGAAGGTCAGCAATAGCACCTGCGTCATCGCTGTTGGCGCCTGCTGTATTATAACGAGCATCGGCAAATAGCACACCAGATTCAGTAGTCTGATCTGATTTGTCTAGTTGTACCCACTTGCTTGTTAAACCATTATAGCGATAGATTCCTGGGTAGTTTTCAGTGTCAGCAGTTGATATCCACAAATCGCCGTCGACTAAACTACTACCATCTGATTGTTCAGTTGGTTGAGTTGCAGCAACTATTGGACCTAGCGGATCGCAGTCTGCATACGCTGCGTTAAAGTTTTGATAACCAACCCATGTAGTACCATTGTGGATCATTATATCCACTTCGTCAACTACACTGCTATACCACAATGCGCCGTCAGCTGGTGTAGTAGTTGGTTCTGTTTCACTTGCAGTATATGTTAATGCTTTCCAAAGAGTAGCAACATAGCTTCCTGATGTGCCATCAGGAGCATCATAGAAGTTTGTTGTTGTTGATGGGTCAGTTGCGTCATAAACTGCAAACATGTTTCCTAGTGGATCGCTTGTTCCGTCCACAAGTCTCATTTCACCGCCGGTTGCGTGGCTTATAGTAATTCTATTCTGTGAATCTACACTTGCAGTTACGTTAGTTAAAGCAGCGGCGTTAATTGCATTTGCAATAAGATCTGCATCAGATACTGCACCAGTTGATGTAAACGCAATTGTTGATGCGCTTGACATAGTTGCCGAATTTGCTGTGCTTTCGCTTATTGTAAATGTCCAAGAACCTGCAGGGAATGTGCTTGCAGTTACTCTAGAACTTCTAATACTTGTAGCACCGGATGCGTTTCTTCTGAATAACTTGAATGTTGCTAGTTTAGCACTTGCACTATCTTCTGCTATGTTGCTTTGAATGTAGATGTCGCCTTCTACTAGATTTGCACCACCGCCGGCGTTGTCTAAACTATATATAGCAGCATGATTTGTATCATAAATTGGTGCTGGTATAGTGCTCCATGCTTCAGTATCAGAACTATAACGTTTTACACTCCAATTGGCTCCAAGATTTGGACTTGTAGTTTTAACCCAAACAGATCCAGAAGGACGTGGTTGTGTATCATTTGTTTTGAATTCAGGAACAGAAGTATGTGGAGCAATATTTAAGCGTGGCGAATAATAGTCACGTTGTGTAATTCCTAGCAATGTAAAGGTTGCATCATCACCGTAGATGGATAGTAAATCACTGGTTGATCCGTTATTGTAAATTACCAATCTGCTGTTTACAACATCTGCACTTACACCTGTTCCAGTCATTGCTGTATTAATGTCAGTCTTTAATGTTGAGAGTGATGTTCCTGTAAGTGTTACTGGTACTACGCCTGAGCTATCACTTGCTAAGTCAAAGTTTATAGTTCTACCAACAACTAGTGTTGGGTTACTGTTTGTACCAGTAACAACTGGCCAGCTTGCTTTCCATGCGGCAGAACCTACTTCAACCCATACTCCACCTGAGTTTTTAAACCACATACGGTTTACATTTGTAACAGCAACAACAGCGTAATCGCCAACAGCACCTACACTACCCTTTGGTGTGTAATCTTCTCCGTCAAAGTCAACAACCTTTGTTGTATCAGTGATTACAGTCGGAACTTTATTTGAAAAACTTTGTCCGCCTGTGGTTGTTCCGGCAGCACCATTCCATTCAAAAATACCGTAGAATGAATTGTCAATATCAAACCAGTACGATCCGTTAATTGGATCACCTGCTGTGGCAGTTGCACTTGCGGTAAGAGCAGCTAAGTCGACATCAGCTCTTACAATGTATGCTCTGTTTGATACGCCTAAATATGAATAAGCAGCCTGCAAACCATATTCGTTTTGCTCGCCACCGTGAATTGGATTGTTATTTGCATCGGTATAAAATAGTGGATCGCCAAATGTTTCAGATAATTCTCTTTGTGACGAAATCAAGTATACTTTATTTGCATTTGTTGCTAATGTACCGGGTGCTATACCTGTATTACCCGGATTAGCTTTGTTTTCTTTTGTAGCTACAAAAATTAAAGGTGTAGTACCTGGTTCAGCAGGAGTATAGAAACTCTCGTCGATTACTGATACCTGTACACCTGGTGATACTAATGCCATTGTTTATTTCTCCTTGTGGATAGTCGTTGCTAGTATTATTTAGCTTATACACGGAGAATTTCACGGTTTATAAGTAGAAAAGTATGTAGTTAAAGAATAAAAGACAACAGTTGTGTTGTATTAAATTCTAGATCTTGTAAATTACCGTTGTTGTCTATTGTATAATCTGCCATCCATTGTTCCAAGCTCATGCTGTCTTTGGATTCTAACGGAAGATGCATACTTCTGTCAACCCAGATTGCGTAATCAAACACTCCGGTATTTTTCATAGCAAAAAATTCACGTTTATTACGCAAGCCGCAATAAATGTCGTGTGCTCTGAAAATTTCTCTGCCTAACTTAGCTGCATCAGGAACATTATAAGCGCAGATAGCATCATACCATTCTGCTCTGTGATTGTGCCTGTCAGCATAACACTCTTCTTCGTTATAATATCCATACTTGTCCTTTAAGTCGCTGTAAATAAAAAGTTTACTGCAAAATTGACTACTGCTTTCAAAGCTAAACCCGTATTTGTCTCGGAGTATTTCGCAAACAGTGTCTTTGCCATGACGGCCGTGACCAATTACAAGTAATTTTGGTAAACTCATTTATTCCTCGTGTTATATTAATTTTCTTATAATAGCAAAATATAAGACTCTTGTCAAGAATTATACACCGTATTTGTTTGTTTTCTTTTTTGCTACAGGGCTTACTGTATTTGTGCTAGGTGTTTCAAAACTTTTTGAGTTGGCAATCTTTTTTGGATTAACCCCCATTAATTTACTTGCTAATATAATTGTCTCGTCGTCCTCAGGAACAAAACTAACTTGAGTTAAATTTTCAGCCCATTCAGATTCTTGTTCAAAATCTGTACCTTTTATATCCCCGTTTTGTAATGCTCTTGCTGAAGCAACTGCAAGTCCATATCTGTATTGCATGTAGGGATCTGTATTGCGCAATTGTTTTTGTATGAACACACTCGGCAATGGATTGGTAACTCTTGCTGGCAAGTCTTTTGTAGATCCAGTTAACTTAGGTTCTTTTTGTTCCTGTATGATCTCTCTTATTTTCATGTGTTATCCTATTAAGAAGGTGTATCCAGTACCGCCGGGAACTGCTGTGAATACTTCTTGTTCTAACTTTTCTAATTCCGCTTGTGCTTCGGCCTTTAACGAGGTTCCGTTAAGGCTTGTTCCACCTTGCGGACCTGCAATAGTAGCAAATTTTTCTCTTGCTTCTCCTAGCATGTATTTGCAGGCAGCAAGTGTATAATCCTTGATCCATTGTTTGGCCAAGTAGTCTTGTAACAGTTGTCCTTCGGGTCTATAATTATAAGAATATATTAATACTTCTTCCCCGGCTCTGGGACGTTGTAATAATGTTAGCTTTTTAGTAACAGAATTCCATGTAAATTCAATAAAACTTCCAAACATACGACCGACTAGTTCTTGTTGACCTGCAAATAACTCGTATGTTGCAAGACCTCCCATTCCGCTACCTGCTAACAAATACGTATTTGTATACGCTAGGTTAAACGGTTCGAACAAACTGCTACCATCGCCGCTACCGCTGCGAGATCCTACGCTACGTCTAAATATTTGTCTAACTTCAATGACTTCTGGAGGTAAAATATAAGAGTTTTGATCCTCGACAAGTTTCAATGATATGTAACTTTCTTCAACAGCATGTTCACTGCGTTGACGAAATCTACTCAATGCTTTGGTTAGGGCTGTTTCATAGTGAACCGGATCTAGTTCTACGTCAACCATACCGCCGCCTAACATAGTGTGTACATAATCAAACACTTCTTGTTTTTGTGTGACTAAATTGCTATCTACCATTTACGTTGTCTCCAATAGTATTTATCGTTGACAGTCAGTAGCTGTATAGTAAGCTAAATATATGCATGCCGCGATTAAGTCTTTACCGCCCAAACAAAACAGCCGATTACGAATTCCTTGATAGAATTATCAATGAACAATTCAGTATCGGCGGAACTGATTTGTTTATACACAAGTATCTTGGAACAAAAAACCCGAGCAACGAAAATGCAACCGCAGATCAGCCTCAATATTCTGCAATAAAAGAAAGTAACATTCAAGATATGTTATTTTTAGAAAATAGAGATAGAAAATATGATGCTGATATATACCGTATACGCGGAGTATACAACGTACAAGACAACGACTTCAACTTGAGTCAGTTTGGTTTATTTTTAAGTAACGATACTTTGTTTTTAACAGTACATATAAACAGCAGTGTCAAGACGTTGGGTAGAAAAGTCATGCCCGGAGATGTCGTTGAACTGCCACATTTAATTGATGAATATGCACTCAATGATTATTCAGTTGCATTAAAACGTTTTTATGTAGTAGAAGATGTAAACAGAGCATCTGAAGGATTTAGTCAAACATGGTATCCACA